GGCCGCCTTAATTATTTGCATTGATTTAGCTTGCTTTACCTTGGCCTTCATAGAGACTACTGGGTTGTCAAACGAATCAATAAACTTCTTCGGATTAGACTTAGCTATCTGAAGCAAGTCATGCTTTATCTCCGCTACTTTTCTATCCGTAGATACATTAAAGGCCATAGCCACCGACATGAGTTCTTCAAGAGGCTTGTCTCTAACCATTGATATAGCGTCTACAGAGAGGAATTCATTTTGAATTTCTTTCTCTGCATCCGCTTCATTATCAACCAAGTAAAATACAGTGCCCCCATTTGCTTCATTCCCTGGGTGTAAGTCCAGATACCTCTTAAGGTTGGGCTTATTTTCGTGAACAAAAATTCTACCCATTCTAAAGACTATTGGTGTCTTAACCGAACTAGACGATTGCTCGTCTTTGAATATAGAATTTTCGTTTTCACAATATCTGATCTCTCTTACAGCATTTGACTCTTTGTCGTATACCGTTATCCCAGATTGTATGAGCATATGTACCGAGCCGCCAGACTTCGACATGTATTCGTAAATGTTTTTGTCTGTTGACAAGCTCTTTGTAGTAGCCGCCTTTGTAGATATGCCTCTAGTACCTCTTTTGTTTTGCGTGGTTTCCATTTATTTTAATTGAATTGAGTTATTGAATGTTTTATGCCGCTCCTTTGATCAAGCCAAGAGTAACTAGATCCGCTCTAAGCTTGTTGAGCAGTTTATTTGTAGCAACAAATGCATTCTGAAGCTCTGTATTTGAGAAGGTCGCGTTAAAGGTAGGGTTGGTTACTGCTGCCTGATCAGCTGATGCTATTTGAGCTGTTGCTGTTGCGCCGTAAAACCCTATTGTATCTGTAGTGGCATTACCGACAACCACGTTGCCATTCATAGTTGCAGCGCCAGCCACTGTAAGCGTTCCAGTCAGAGTTAAGTTATCGGCATTAACAGTTCCAGAGCTATGTTCTCTAGCAAGCTGAAACCATCCTGAGTTGGTGAGCATCAAAGTGGTTGACTCATTTGTCCCATCAAGAGTCGCAATCAAGTTGTTTGCATCAACTGATAAATTGTACAGTTTAACGGTTTGGTTTGAATCAAGAGTTCCGCATGTAATTACCACAAGAGTCCCAAGCTCATGGGGGCGGCCATCAGCCTTAACTGCTGGTATGGTAACCGTGGTATTAGTGCTAGCAGTTACATTGACTATGCTGGTGTTCGTGTCCCAAGTCCGCGCTCCAGCAGAACTTATCGTTTGAGTTGCCCCATCCAGCAAGAGCGGGAAAATATGTTTGGTTGCCATTTTTTTTTATTTTTTAAGGTTAAAGAGGAGGAGGTTTTTATGCCTCCCCCTCTCTTTTTTTGTTATCTCAACAAGACGTGTTGGTTAGCTGCTCTCGTGATCAGGTTGCACTCAGAGCGGTAGTTGAATCTAGCAACGTCCTCACCGTCAGTTGCGTAACCAAGGATAGAACCAGTTACGAAGTGCTCGATGTCTCTGTTGTAGTTGCCTGCCGCCTTGTAGTTCATCTCAAGGGCAGGAGCCTTCTCGCCAGTCTTCGCATCAGCGACAGTGGTAAGAGGAATCATCGCGCCTTTGTAGTAAGAACCAGCAGAGGTCAATCCAGAAATAGTAGCATCGTTCAACATCTTCCAGTCATGCTTGTGGAAAGTGTAGCCGCCTCTCGTGAACGATTTAAAACCAAGCTGAATAGCCATGTTTGCATCGTTGTTGAAAGCGCCAAACTGACCAGGAAGACCAGCAGTGACCTGCGTAGCAATGCCTTGAGCAAGCAAATCATCAATGTCCAAAGAGGTTCTACGATCGACATACATAGCGTATTCCATCGGAGCGCCTTCCTTGTCCAATTCGAGGATGATTTGGTCCATGTCCGTGATAGAAGCAAAAGTGCCTTGAGTTCCACCAGATACATCTGCAACAATGCCTCTGGTCTCAAGTGCTTGGAAATAACCCTCTGATCCAGTAACGGTTCCTTCGTTCAAGGTGATGCTAGCGCTTCCTTTCTGGCCAAACACCATCATCATCTCTCTCTGATTCATGAAGCGCTTGCGAGCGTCCATCTCGTTTTTGTGGTACCACAAGTACGATCCGTTTACATTGACCCATCCAATGTTCGTGGCTTGGGAGCCGTTAACGATGAACACTTCCTTCGTAATGAACAGAGGGTTTGTGTATTTCTCAAGATCAGTCTGGTAAAAAGCAGTGGGCTGCTTTGTTCCCTGTGCGTATATGTTACCAATAACAGCAGCTTTGTAGGTGCCGCTGAGTATTTCCGTAGTATTCCCGCCTTTCAGCGATTTCACATTTATGTTTCCATTAGTAGCAGTGCTTGTTACAACTACTCTTTGTCCATCGTGAAGCAGCAAAACATCATTAACTCTTACTTCGTCCTCAACGCCCGTTTCAACGGTTATGGCCGCAGGTGAAGCGGCGGTCATGGCGCTATAGGTAAACGTCTTGTGAAGACGGCCTTCTTCCCACCAGGTCACCTCGTCTGCTACAGCGGCAGATTTCTTGGCATTAGTGAGTTCCAAAAACCCAGTCAAGCCTTGATCGCCGTATGCCTTAATCAAAAGGTCTCTGTTGTCAGGCTTGGTAGGGTTAATCAAAGCCCCCAGTGTGGTATATGCTTCTGGGGTAGTTTTAAGCGTAGGGCGGTCGCCGCTGCCAAAAGCTGGGCGAGCGGAGCCGCCTGTCGTGTTTGAAATTGCCATTTTTGTTTAGTTTTTTTTAGTTAGAGGAATTTTATGCCTCCACCCCCAAATCCCAAAGCTTCTCTTAGCTGTTCAGTAAGGGGGTCTTGGCCGTTATTTGTGCCTCCTTGATTCGGCGTCCTAGTGCTTACGTTAGCCGCTTTATTCACTATGTTCTTTTGACCATCGCTCATCCCTTGTCTGTATGCAGACGTAAGGATTTCATTGATGTTATCAAGAACGGTTCTGTGCATATTCAGCATGTCGTAATCCCAAGATCCATCCTCGCGCACGTAAGGATCGAAGAACTCGTCAAGGCGAGTGTTTTTGTCATAGAGCTGAGCCTTGTATCTCTCATCAACGCCATAAGTGAACTTCTTTCCGTTAAGATCAAACTCGATCCCTTCGAAGTCGTTCAGGTTCTCGCGCATCTGATTTACCCAAGACTCATCCACTATGGAGCTGTAATCGCTGGCGCTAGCCTGAGGCAGTTGGTAACTGTTTCTGACGTCCTCTATGGAACGTCTTGCGGTAGCAGCATCGATTCTCAGTTGGATAGAAGAAAGCTTAACCTCGTCCTCTCCGTAGACGTCTGGGTTAAGTTTGTACTTGCTGCTGACGAAAAGATCAATCTCTTCTTGAGAAAGGTTAGGATATTCTGCCGATGTGTTCAGTCGGATGACTGACAGGTCGTCCATTTCGGACGGATCGATCGACTGATAAACAAACCAATCTCTGGGATCGCGGCCAGTCTTCTCGACAAACTCCGCGATGACTGCTATTCTTTCGTCAATAGCTCTTTCTCTATCTCTATATTCGATCAAGTCGTCGAGAGAGCTAACATTCTTACCCAGCCTTTCGCTCAGGTAATTGAATACAGCGCTGTCTACGTCTTGATCAGTATAGGTTTCTGTTTGTTGTGAGCCGTCATCAAAGTACGACTCTTGAGTCTCATTCTGCGGCTGCTCTTCTATGAATTGCTCTTCTTGCTGAAGGGCACCATTCACTTCTTCTTCATCCACAAAACGAAACGTAGTTTCTTCATTGTTTTCAAAGGACATGTCAATTAAATTTATTGATTTGAATTATTTTATATACGCAATAGCGGCAACCCCCAAACCAGTAGTTACCTTGCTGAAAGTCCCTTCTATAGGAAGCGAAGTGGCAACCCCATTGATTGCAAGACCGCCAACAACTGTTCCATTAGTGCCGTCTACGGTCCATGATGTGCCGTTGTTAGCGGTCTCATATACGTTAGCCCCAAACAGAGTAATGCTATTGTCTGCGATAGTTGCGCTAGTTGAAACAATAATAAGTTTCTCTACAACCTTCCCCATAGCACCAGCATTAAGAGTACTGCTTGCTGGTAAGTAATATATTGCTGATGCCATTTTATTCGTCTATTTGTTTTCTTGCCAAAAGTATCTTTATTTCCTGTACATCTTTTATCAGCTTGTCTATGCTGCTTTGAAGTACGCTAGTCTGCTTTTCATGTATATCGAGCCTAAGCGCAAGTTTGCTGATTTCTATATTCAGCTTTACGTATACGCCAACTAGCCCAGCAGCAAGAACTATTATCTGATAGATGTTGATGTCAATCATTTGGCTGCAAATATAATAATGTTTACCACTTCACTTTATTAGCCCAGTAGGCTGCACTCATCTTTCCCTTGGCTATGTTCTTAGCATGTCTAGCCTGAAAAGACTGTCTTCTATTCCTGTATGAATCTGACTCCCCTTCTTTCTTTGGCGATCCAGATACACCTTGCTGGCCGAATCGAATCAGCTTAGTCTTGTCCCCAACCTTCGCCAGCACCACGTGAGACTTTTTAGGGTGAGACGGGGTAGCCTTGGGTTGATTTACCCCAGACAGACCGTTCTTTTTAAGTATGTTTTTGTAGTCACTCATAGCCTATGCTTTCGTTTTCATCTGGTTCGTTATTAACTGGAGCCTCCCATTCTGGAGTAGACGTTATCTGTAGGATCTCTTCGTGAGTTATGAAGTTGTCTCTTGGTGGCTCTATGGGTTGTATTAATACAAGAGTTTTGTCTTTATTAAACCTAGGTTCTAAGTAATAAGAACCTGGGTCTATAGAGCTAAAATCTTCAGCTCTAACTATTAAGTATTTATAGTCCATATCTTCCTTTTGTTCCGTTATAAATTCCACTTACGAAAGCATTAACTCTAGCAAACTCAGCACCAAAACTATCGCTAAAAAAAGCCTCTGGAATCCTTGCTGGCATCCACGAGGAAGTAGCCGCTGTTCCAGAACCGTTGTCTGCACCAAGCACCCATCTTTCGGAAAGAACAGAAGTTGCTGTAGTATTAGAAACAGTAGAAACCCAAGACCCATTTAGATATACACTAAATGTGTTTGTGTATGGGGCCTCTGCTCCAGTTCCGCCTCTATAGACAGCAATAAAATTCCATGTATTTGGAAGTATTTGTGTAATAGGATGCGTTGCTGGTGCGGTCGTATTTACATATAGGTTGATCCCATATCCAAAAGTGGATGTGTTAATTGTAATATCAAAAAGGTCAGTAGCGCCATCCCATATTGAATAAGCAGTTCTTTTTATGTTTATCGCTGCTGTGTCATGCCACAGCCAAAATCCCATAATCCTATTTTCTGTATAAAAAAAGTTGTCAGTAAAGTTAGAATAAAAAGCATCGTTTACCCCATCAAATGCAAAGTATTTTGTATTACCGCTAGTAACAAATGACGGACCACCTTGAACAGTAAAAGTTCTTGTTCCTCCGCTGTAAGGGTCTATTGACGTAATTGTTGTACCCGTTCCTGGATATGAAGAAGTATTATTAGTGTCTATTCTCCATCGCGTACCAGCGTTATAAGAAAAACCCCAGCCAGGTATGATTGTGTTCCAGTCAAACGGAACAAATGCTGGCGGCTGATAAGCATTAACGGCACTAAAAAATTCTGGCATTGTATTAAATTAAGCTGTTTGTCTATCTCCAATTAGAATCCACGTATTTTCAGCGACCCTCTTGAGTCCAATAACAGCATACTGTTTAGAACTCTTAAGGGTTTGGCTACTTAGAACACTTACAGAAGCCGCTCCAGTAACAGTTATTTGACCAGCACCACCCTGCTCAAGAAGTATTTCTGTGTCAGCAACCCAAGAGGTTCCAGCCTGATTCTGAACAGTTACTGTGACTGCGGTACCACTGGTAAACCTTATATAGTCAAATGCATCGGCAACCAAAAGAGTTCTGGCCGTTGTCGCATCTGTTATGACTGTAAAGTATGTGGCGCCAGTAGGCCCTGTGACTCCAGTGGCCCCAGTGACACCAGTCACTCCAATTCCAGTTGGTCCTGTAGGACCAGTAGCACCTTGAATACCATTTGTCCCGTTAGTTCCAGCAGGGCCAGTCACGCCAGTATCTCCTTTCACACCCTGGGCTCCCGTAGGCCCAGTTGCCCCAGTGGCTCCCTGGGTCCCATTGGATCCAGCTGGCCCTTGAGCCCCTGTAGGCCCAGTAGCTCCCTGTAAGCCAGAGGCACCTTGAGGGCCTGTAACACCAGTATCACCTTGCGTTCCTTGAGGTCCCTGAAGACCAGTCGGACCAGTGGGGCCAGTTGCCCCCTGGTCTCCAGCTGTTCCATTAGTTCCTGATGGACCTTGTGCGCCAGTAGGTCCAGTGTCTCCTTGAGGCCCTTGGTTGCCCTGTATGCCAGTAGGGCCAGTAGGGCCTTGTATACCAGTCACGCCAGTGTCTCCTTGAGCGCCTTGTAGTCCAGTAGGGCCAGTTGCGCCTTGAATGCCAGTTGCACCAGTGTCCCCTTTTACACCCTGGTCTCCCTGAAGCCCCTGAAGACCAGTCGGTCCAGTGGGACCAGTAGATCCTACTGGACCAGTGGCACCAGTGACGCCAGTTTCTCCAGTAAATCCAGTAAAACCTCTTAACCCTTGAATACCTTGAGGTCCAGTTGGTCCAATGTCTCCTTTATCCCCAACCTTAAATAACTGAACAGATACCTTTCCGTTGTCTCCCCAAAGTGTAAAAGCATTGTCTTGGCCAGGAAGGGTAGCGGTTACATTCAATAAAACATATCCCTCTGGATATGAAGATGAAGTAATCTTATATGTTAGTTGAGCGCCAAATGGAACTCCTATTCTGTCCTGAATAAGTATGAAAGCCTTATCAGCGGATGAAGAGGTTAAGTAATCAGTCCATGGGAGCGCATCGTTGTTCTCAGTAACAAGATCAATGTAAATCTGAGTTACTAACGAAGGAGTAGAATTATTGAACTTAATCCATCCATTTACTCCAGATATATCTGAGTTTGTTGTTGCTGTTCTGTAAGCGTAATCATAGCCACCTCGATATCCAGAAGGTCCAGTAGCACCTGTTGCCCCAGCACCAGTAGCCCCAGCAGGACCCTGTGCTCCCGTAGGCCCAGTGGCTCCAGTAGCCCCTTGTGTGGCAGCTGGGCCTGGAGGTCCCTCTGGTCCAGTAGCGCCAACTGGTCCAGTTGCACCAGTGGCGCCAGACACTCCAACACCAGTGGCCCCAGTTGCCCCAGTGGCTCCATGCATACCAGCTGAACCTTGTGCTCCTGTGGGCCCAGTAGCTCCAGTAGCTCCAGTAACACCAGTAGCCCCTTGAGCCCCAGTGTCTCCTTTAGGCCCAGCGGCTCCAGCAGAACCAGAAACGCCAGTATCACCTTTAGCTCCCTGGGCGCCAGCTGACCCAGTAAGCCCAGTGGCTCCAGTGTCACCTTTAACTCCAGTGTCACCAACAGCACCAGTGTCACCTTTAGCCCCAGTCGAACCAGTTACACCAGTATCACCCTTACCGCCAGCGGAACCAGTTACACCCGTGTCGCCTTTTTCGCCTTGAAGACCCTGCAATCCAGTTGCGCCTGTATCGCCTTTCGGTCCAGTTGATCCTGTAAGCCCCGATGACCCGACTAATCCAGATGCCCCAGTGTCCCCTTTCGCCCCAGTGGCCCCAGTTAATCCAGAAGCGCCAGTTAATCCAGTGGCCCCCGTATCGCCCTTTGAGCCAGCCGCCCCAGTGTCCCCTTTAGCCCCTGTAGCCCCTGTGGCCCCAGCCACCCCAGTAGCTCCAGATACGCCTGTGGCTCCAGTCACTCCTGCGCCAGTGGCTCCTTGATCCCCTTTGTTTGAAAACAGATCTACACTGAATGTGGTAATAGTGTTATTTGATCCAGGGAAGTACAATCCGCCATCTATGTTAACTACGTTTACTTCATAGTGAGTTGATTGATCAACCACAGAAGAAACGTAGTACATATTAACGTAGTTAGTTCCGCCTGTAGATGAGTTTATCCTTATAGCTCCTTTATATGAAGAGGTTACATTGCCGAGAGAATTGAATATCGCAGATACGTCTATTTGACTGTTGTTTGTTTCGGCTGTATATGCGGTCTTAGATACAACAAACTTGGTTGTTAAATTGGCCTGCACATTGTTAGGTCTAAAGTAAAGTAAACCAGGGTTTGTGGTTCCTGTTCCAGAAGCCCTTATTTGAGCAAAACTTATGGCTGATACTGGGGTGTTTACAACAACCGATCCAGTTGCCCCTTGAGCACCAGTTGCACCAGTTGCGCCAGCCGCCCCACTCAAGCCAGACACGCCTTGCAGGCCAGACGGTCCAGTAGGTCCCGTATCACCTTTAACACCAGCGGGCCCCTGACCCCCCGCACTGCCTTGAACCCCAGTGTCCCCTTGAGCTCCAGCAGCTCCCGTGTCACCCTTTGGTCCAGTAGCCCCGTTAATACCAGAAGCTCCAGTAGCTCCAGTTGGCCCCGCTGGGCCATTAGCATCTCCAGTCCTTGAGAATGAGACAATTAACTGTTCGTTGTCCGAAAATTCTACATCAGACCCAGTTGTGCTTATTGTTGATATATTATTTACAGTTACATTTTTCGCTGTGTTATCTGCTGTAGAAGACACAGAACCAGTAACTTCAAAAACGTGAGCCTTAGTTCCAGAAATGTTGGTTATGGTAAGATACCCTTTTTTGGTGCTAGTACTATCGTCGAACGTATTTACAAATAAATAAGCATAATTTGCGTTTATAGCTTCGTTACTGAATGATATTGTGTTTGTGAAGTACGCCTGAGCATTGTTGTATTTAATGTCCTGCAAAGGCATATTTCCCCCAATTGATGTTGAAGAGTTGAAAGAGAACCTGAGACCAGGCGTGACCCCAGTTGCCCCAGAAGACCCCGTAGGACCAGATGGTCCAGTAGAGCCAGACGGCCCAACAAGGCCAGTTGCTCCAGTGTTGCCTTGCGGACCTGTGGCTCCTGTTGATCCAACAACCCCCGTTGGACCCATTATCCCTGTCACCCCAGTATCTCCCTTGTCTCCAGCCCTCTCGTAGTAAATCAACACCTCTTCGTTGTCTACAAATACATGATTTGTTCCGTCGAGGACAAGGTTATAAGTTACATAACTTAAGCCATCTATCCTCCCGTTCAATGGTGTCATGGACAATATTATTGGTGTCCCATCATACCTGAGTATAACCCTTCTGCTTCTTGAAATATTTGTTATAACAATAAAGCCTTTGGTGGAGCTGCTAGATTCTGAAAACGTCCTCCAGTACTCATAAGTATCAAGGCCATAAAAGTCGTTTTTGTGAAAAAGTATTTTACTTAATCCAAACACCGAATTGTAGTTAAACTTTAACTCTCCTGGGTTTACTGGAGTGTTTATGCTGCCATTTGGCGTGTCGGTGTTAGTTCTATATCTATAGACTATTCCGTTCAACGGACCTGGAGGTCCTGAAGGGCCTGAAGCACCAGTGAAACCCTGAGGGCCTGCCGAACCAGTGTCGCCCTTATCTCCAGTCCTGGAAAAACTTACGACTATGTTTTCCTGTTCTGTAAAATTGTTTCCAGCACCTAAGGTGGACGAAACAAACTCTACAGGAAATGTGTAAAATGTAGACGTGCTAGTTGCAGAAGATGTTATTTTGTATATTATTCTTCTGGAATTTCCAGAAGAAGAAGAGGTGAGTGTTATATATCCTTTTGTGATGCTAGTGCTATCGTCGAAATTAGCTAAATAAGCTGCCTGAGAGTTAGAATTTATGTCTGTAGCTCTTATACTTATTGACGTGGCCGCTGCTGGATTCAGATTGTTGCAGAACACAACTCCATCCTCAGATGAAGCAGAAGATATTATCAATCTGAATTTATAAGGGAGGCCGACTATCTGCCCAGAAGGGCCAGTAGCGCCCTGAACTCCAGTCGGCCCTGTTGCTCCAATAGCACCAGTGGCCCCTGTAACACCAACTCCAGTAGCGCCAGTGGATCCTATCGGACCAGTACTTCCAGTTGCCCCAGAAGGCCCAGCATTACCTGTTAGTCCAGTATCACCTCTGAGTCCAGTAGCCCCAGACGCACCTTGAACCCCCGTTGCACCAGTGGGACCTTGGACTCCAGTCGGTCCAGTATTGCCTTGAGCTCCAGTGGATCCAGTAGCTCCGACAGCTCCAGTAGCACCCTGAACTCCAGTTGGACCAGTATCGCCCCTAGATCCCTGTATGCCTGGAGGTCCTTGAACGCCACCAACTCCAGTTTCGCCTTGCATTCCACTAGCCCCAGTATCCCCTTTAGGGCCAGTGGCTCCGCTTGCACCCACAACACCAGTGTCGCCAGCATCGCCATCGGACCCAACGGTAGACAACACAAGTCTTGCCCTTTGAACCGTAAGGTCTGTAGTATCAGTATGGTTTGCTACAAGAAGGGAAATTTCCCCATTGTCTGGAACACTAACAATCCAAGATGTAACCAACTTAGCAAAGTTCGCAGAGCCGCCTCCAGAAGGAGCCCTGCATTCCGTTTCATCTATTGGAACGCCATTCAGCGCCAGTTTTATACCGAGCGTATAGTTGTTTCCAACAGAAACATCAGCTGATCCGTATATTCTGTACTGAGTGGTTTGACCGCTAGAGTTTACAGCAGAAAATCTGTTATTTGGACCACCAACGACTCCATATGAATTTACGTTATCAAATGTGCCGTTAAAGCCAAATTGCGTGTATGTGCCAGCAGAAATTATATCTACCGTTCCAGATGTTGTCCTTGATACTTGCCCGAAATAGGCAGTTCCTACTGCGTCCGCTCCCGCTGGCCCTTGAGGGCCCTGAGGTCCTGCTAATCCCGTCGCCCCAGTGTCACCTTTTTGCCCGCTAGATCCAGCAGCTCCAGCAGCTCCAGTATCTCCCTTAACACCAGTAGCTCCTGTAGCGCCTACAGGACCAGTATCTCCGTCGCCACTTGCGGCAGCAGCAAAAGACATCTGGCCAGCGGAGTTTATAACAAGGGTTTGGCCATCGGTAAATCCAGTTGTAGGGAATGTGTAAGAGACCCCAGTCTGCGGGTTCATAGTCACGCCCCCCTTCATGGTCACGCCAGACTGAAACACAGTTGGATCCTTTACATCTATATCTGTGTCATTAAAAATTATTGAGTCTGTGTTGTTCGTTACCACCTTTACAAACGCAGGATATGCCCCAGTAGCTTCTGTAGCTCCAGTAGCAGTCTGAACCTCAATCCTATTGCTACTGACTACAGCCGCGCCAGTCGCCTCTGTAAGATTTGGTTGAAATAGAGCTTTATTGCTAGTAGGTCCTTGTACCTGTTTTTTTAGCTTAGCTATGTCGGCTTGTGCGTTTGTGGCCGCAGATGCTATAGTATAAAGGTTTTTTATACTGTCAGCTATAGTGGTTGGAATTGGGCCTCTGCTGGCTATTGTAGCTGGAGTATTACTTATATCGCCAGTGTATATTTCACTAGCGGTAATGGTAGCAACGCCATCAGCGACATTAGCATACCTAGGCCCGAATACTGGCTGACTGTTTACAAATGAATATGTATCGTCTTTAGCTACCTTTATGTTACTTACGTTTCCAGCTGGCCCCTGCAAACCAGTATCCCCTTTGGGACCAGTCCCTCCCTGTGGACCAGAGGGGCCAGTTGCACCAGTAGGCCCAGACGGGCCGATAGGACCACCAGAAGGTCCTGTTGCACCAACAGCACCAGTATCACCTTTTGGCCCCGAAGCCCCAGTATCGCCTATTGGGCCTCCAGCGGGTCCAGCAGGCCCTTGCACTCCAGTATCACCCTTTGGTCCAGGAGGACCTACAGGGCCAGTAGAAGCCGCAACAGATATTCTAGGTGCTGAGGTTGGGCTAAGACTTATAGTTATATTTTGCCCAGAAGTTACTGTTACTACTGACATGTTATTGAGTTACAGTTATGTCTTCTTTTACGGTAAATGTTCCATACAACCAAGTTTTTACCACTGGTGGTGACGCATTTGTGTAAGTCTGTAAATCATAAACGTATATACCAGAAGGGATCGCCTTCATAGACGTGGCATCTTTCTTGACATAAAGGACCTTTCCATTCTCTGTTAAAGAGTCAAATTCCATTTCAAGAAGATAGCCAGTGGCTCCAGCATCGTTTGTATCGTCGTACTCTGACCTTCTAACCTGCATCTTGAAAGATCCGTTTGAACTCATGTCCTGACCAAAGTCTATAGACAGCCCAAACGTATCGCCCCTTCTACAAACTATATCTAGTCTAGAAGATGAGTCTATTATTGCCTTTGCCATTATCTTCCTAGTATTCTTGAGATTATTCCTGTTGAAATTTCCTGTGCTGCTTCAGCGGCCTGCTCTCTTATTTCTTCTAACTCTCCTCTTTTCCCGTCTCTCTGAGAGATCAGCTTGCTCTGCTCTACTGCTTGCTTCTTAACTCTCTCGTCCTTTCTATCCTCCTTCATGTTCTCCACTTCTTTCTTGAATGAGTTTTCCGCATCCTTTGAATAAGCGTATGCCTCGGCCTTTATCTGCTCTATCTCTTTTCTAAGCTCGTGAAGCGCTTGCTCTACCTGCACTTTAAGCTGAGCTTCAAGCTGCATCTCCTGAGCCTTTATCTGAGACTGAGCCTGCAACTCCTGCATTCTAATCTCTGCGGACTGTGCAGCCGACTGCTGCTGCATCTGTGCCTGCATCTGAGAGTTCTGCATAGCCATCTGCTGCTGAGAAGCCATACGCTTCTTTCTTCTCAAGATCAACAGCTTCTCTGCTTGATTGATGTCCTTGAGCTGACGTATCGCTATAGCGTCCTCTATGTCAAGCTCTTTCTGTGAAAGGGAGATCTGTATGTTGTTTTCGAGATACTGCTTCTCAATCTCCTCCATGTCTTTTACTACAGTGATGCCGAAGTTAAACATGTACAAGTCAGAGAAAGAAGAGATCACCTTCATATTGTGAGCTCCGATGGCGTTCTCATATACTCTGAAGATAACAGAGTCGTTCGGGATGATCTGTATGCTCTTTATAACGTCAGCGCAAACCTTCTTGTACAGTATCAGCGAAGAGTTCGTTATATCATATATGGCGTTGTTTCCAGCGCTAATAGCCTGCTGTCTAACCCCAACAAGCTGGTCTCCCTTAGGAGACGAACCATCCATGGCCTCGTTGATACCAGTGGTGTCTCGTATCATCCTGAGGTAGTGGTTGTATATACCTATAAGCTCGTTGATGTTTCTTATAGTGTTACCTATCTCTCTGATCGGAGGATTCTGGAATCCACCCTCTGGGTTCTTACTTCTGTAGTAGAAGACGCCAGTCTGCTCGTATATATCATGCAACTCAAGCGGTTGGAGATCGCCTCCTTTGCCAAGTTGCACATTCTCCAGTCCTTCGATGTCGATGATGATACCGTCTGGCTTCGCCTTAGCTATAGACTGCTGGAGTTTTAGGTGAGAAAGTTGTATCTGGTCAGCAAACCCTATGCAGCTATCCACCATAGACTTAGGGATCATATCCCTCATATTCACTGCTACGGCAGAGTATGATAGGCATGCCCTAGTTATGTCGTGCATATTCTTTGGTATGTTGGTCTTCTTGCCGTAATTAAAGATCTTATTGCAGCAAATTACCATGCAACCACCATAGACTACCATGTTGTCCAGCTTTACTGGGCGTCTTTCGAATACGGAGTTCTGAGGGGCTTTATATGCCTCTCCTTTGTAGTGGAAACCTACGTTTCCGTGTCTGTTCTCTTTTTCTTCGAAGTAAATGACGTCATTGCACAAGAACTCAAAATCAAGCACATCTATCATATACTCGTCATACCCATATCTAACGCTTCCAGTCCCGCTGTCATACTGCCTCCTGGTAAGTCCGTTCACATCGAGGCTGTACATCTTTTGAGCCGCTTTCGCTATTTCTTCGTACTCCTCTTCTGTAAGCTGATCCCCAGCAATTCTCTTAAGCTCCTGTATGGACATATGCTTCACATGACCAGCGTAAGTCATGTCAGAAAGGTTGGGGTCTTCAGTGTAGCTATGTATGAAGTTCGAAGGATCTACGTATTCTGTAACTATCCCGTAGTTAGGGTCGTTATTCCTCTTCACCGCAGCCATACCTAGAGTGGCTATGTCGTTTACGCAGCGCCTGAAGATATTGTCATTGAAGTCGCTCCACTCAAGCGTAAGGTTTGTGGCTATCTGAGCGGCCACCTCTGCGGTAGTCTTTATGTTCTGACCGAAGAAAATCTCTGCTTCCTCCAGTGTGTCTGGCAACTCATCGGGATCAACTCCGATAGTCATTCCAGTCTTTTGTTTTATATCACTGAGAGCCTGCTTAGAATTTATAAGCATCTCCATCTTTCTCTTTTCTTTGTCTTTTGCAGAAGAAGAAAGAGGGTCTATAGCCTCTACGTTAGGATATGGGGCCTGAGATAGGATCTTGTTTACTACGATTCTAACAAACTTCGGAAGTATAGGAACTGGAGTAAAGTCTATGTTCATCATGCTTCCGTCCCCGTTGTTAGGATCAGAAGAAGTGAGCAGCTGTCTATATATTACTGTGTCTTGAGTTCCGTTCGCGTAATCTCTATTTCTTTCAAAATTTTTATACCTTCTTCTATACAAAGAAGAGTCCTCATCAAATCTGCCCCACTGCTTGTATATTGCCTTCGCATACGCCAACCCATACCCAGCAGTAGCCTTCTCTTCCGAAGACGCCAACGGGTTTGGGAAGCTCCCAGAAGAAAGTTGAACACCTCTATTTTTGTTTCCGCTTTTGTACATTAAAAGGCGTATTTGCGATATTTCCGCAAATATAATCAAACTACCTATGCCACTCTTTTATCTTATATGTTCTGAAAAACGTCTTGTCTACAAACGAAGACGTCTTCTTTTCTTCTTTAGCTTTCTGAGCGGCAAGCAGCGCATATCCAGAACTAATAGTTAAGTCAAACTTAGTTCTGTTATTTATGTCAAACCCGATCCAGTCTTCAAGCGTTCTGTTGAAGTGCATGTTCCCCATTTCAAATGTCTCGCTATTCATGCCAACGTGGTTGTGTATGAAGTTTTCTATAGCCTGGGCGTGAGCATGCACTACGTCAGCAGAGCTGGATGGTATGCCCCGAGTCTTTACGTTTGCGTGAGAATTTGCAGATCTCAAGAAGTCTGGTCTCTCCATTAAATACTCCTCATATCCCCTAGCTTCGAAGTATCTGAATATCCCGTATTTGTTGTTCTCTACTAGCAGCGGATAGCCATAGAAGAAAGCGCACATAAGTACATCTTCGTAAAAGATACTAGCTAGGTCTGGTCTAGAGTTGTATTCTACTACAAACATGTTAGATGGGACCTCCATGTTAAACTTATTGTATAAGTGCATGGCGCCTTTAGATCCTCTTCCGTCTACTGTAGCGTCAATATCATACGTATCCACCCCGCCACACCCTATGTGACCGTTAGGCGGTACTAACTTTCCTTTCTCCTCCCTGATCACATTCCTCTTCTCTTGAGGCGGCATCCAGGACACCTTAAACCTACCCTGCGGAGTAGGTGAGAACATCACCGCTCTATCCTTGTCCTTCCACATGAAGTTTCCTGTAACTACAGGATTTGGGAATAGTTCGTTGTTGGCGTCTATCTGCTGGTATATCTTACCAATATTGAAGATGCTTCCTTCGATGCTATCCCTAAACGCCTCGTCCTCTGTAAAAGAGAACTGCCTGATAACTTCGTTTAACTCCCTTGGGTCGTGTTTTAGCGCTTCACGCTCGTTTCTCAAGAATGTCTTTGCCCCTATTGCAATCTTCTCTCCATCTATGCCCTCTACTTCTTTTTCTGGATTCTCTATAACTGCATTACCGTATATATCAAAGAATCCCTCCAGAGCCTCATAAGCTGGTATGTATATCGAGTATAGTCCGCTTACAGTTCTTCCGTTCTGGTTTCTCTTCCCAGGGTCGGATTCATTCCATAGCTTCTTGTACTCTTTACCTCCTTTATCCATGGGATTTACCGTACTGCCTACAAGCGCCTTTCCTATGATCTTTTTACCTACAATCAAGCAAGTCCTTTCGATCCTCCAAGCTTCTTTTATGTCAGAAGGCTTCTCCCACTTACCAGCCTCATCGAGATAAAGCATATGCAGCTTCTCACCGTCATATGCGTTGTTCGTGGTGTTTTTCCAGTTGACGATCGTATTCAGGGCGTCCCCCATCCTTGAAGTCTTATTTGACTTCGTAATCCTTTTAGACGGTTCTCTAAATGCCAGCTCCATCCTTGGGTTTGTTGTGCCGTCTTGGATAGGCTTGAAGAAGAATGGGTAATTCTTAAACACATTAACCACCTTTTTCATGAAGATGTTTTCCTGAGCGTCTTTACCAGTCTTCGACTGTATGCCAAGAAGTTTGTCTTTAACCTGAGTAGCTTCATCCACAAGTACGGCGGAACATATATTGGTATAGCCAGAACGACGGCACTTAGTATAAAGCTGGCCAAGGCAACGGTCGTCAACCTCGCAAGCAGCCAGATGAAGAAATATCTCACGTTGAAACTGTAAAAAGTTAGGATAACCTATATCCATCTTCGTCCACTGCAAGAACATATAGTTTCTTCCAGTTATATATGTTGGAACTCCGTTGTTATAAAACCACACCCCGTCTCTCCTCCTCTTAAACTCTTTCTCGATGAAAGGAGAGTGTTTGTTTCTAAATTCCTGGGGTCTCTCCATCCACTCATCCATAGTTTTTATCCTAGAGAGTTCAGGTGGAACCTCCACCCTCCTCCAGAACTGCTTGTTCTTGGGCAGGTCGTGGAACAGTATGTCTTTCTTTGCTGGCTGCTTAGGCAATACAACAAGAAGCCCATGAAGCTCGATTGTGTCTCCATGGGTTCCGTTTGGATCTATCACTATTCCTTTTTCCTTGTACCCCTTTATGTCTATTAGAAAACTCATTACTCAACCAATCAAGCTCTCTATTTCTGGTATCCAATATTCATCTACTATTTTTTTCCAGCTTCTACATCTAACTACCTCTTCATGTAACTTGCTGGTATAAACGTCAATCAGCTCTTTATTTCTTTTGAATGTGCTTATAATATCAACAGCCTCTCGTACTCCGTCAAATTTAATCAACGAGCTGAACTCAGCTGATATACCAACCCTTGTGGATATAAATGGTATTTTTGCTGCCGCACACTCTAATAAAGCCATTGGATTTCCTTCTTGAACACTTGTACACACAACCATATCACATCCGTCATATATTCTAGATCCAGCCATAAAATCCTTTCCATATATGTATCTAATCTCAACTCCAGATTTTCTGCATATATCTAAAAACATATTTGACCTTTTTACAGACTCATATTCTTCTTTTCTATATACCGTCGGGTCGTAAACTATCCCGACAGTTTTTATTTCTTTTATTTCTTTTTTATCCCAAAACTCATCATCCACACCTATAGGCAAAAGTCCAGCGTCAACAGAATATCTTTTTTTTATCGAAGACACTACATCACGGCTTATCCCAAAAACTCTGTGATCGTTTATTACATCAGAAAAATCCGTATCATATAGTGGTTCAATCACGTCAACGCATTGATGATGAAAAACTGGAATAAACTTTACGTTTTCTTTGGTAGAGTATCCCCTTTTCTTTAGCATCAAAACATCGGCTGTAGATATAACAACATCAAATAAACCTCCAATAGCTATTTTAACCTCTTCAGGATTTTCCCAATGAAAAACACATACATTGTATTTGTCAGACAAGTGTTTCTTAAGAAAGAAATTTATACTTGCCAGAGCCCACTTTTCTGGTCCTAAGAGCGCTATGTTTTTCATTGCTTAAATCCTATTGCCTTTGACGTTATAGGAAGCTGATCAGTGAATATAGCTTTAATGACTTTTGCTACTACTTGAATTTCCAGCTGAGCATGCTCGTCATCCCTTATGTCTAAGAAGTGAATCCAAGAACGAACGCTTCCAGTCATATGAATCTTAGTCTTTGTGGTCATAGGCAAAATCATCCGAGCGGTTTCTCTAGACACCCCACATTCTATGAGGTTATTATAGAGCTGCTCACAAGCCGCAAGCACCATCTGCACCTTGTTATTTAGTACAACGCTATCCACTGGCTCCGTAGATGACTGCCTGTTGTTTGTAGCCTGATAGCGCAATTCAACTGGCTCAAACATTTCACCAAGTTGATTAACATCTTGGTATCTCTGACTAAACTCTTGAAATGTAAAGCTTCTGTGTCTAAGAAGCTGTATGGCAACGGCTTTGCTAGTCTCGATCTCAAATGTAAGGTAGGAGTGCTCGAATGGAGACCAATGCTTATGAAGCACGAGGTACTTTATGAGCGACTCATAATTCTCCTTCTTATTCTCGCGAGAGCTAGAAACACGCGCAACTTCGACGATATGCCTTTCAGCATCAGGGGTGATGTTAAGTAGTTTAACCTTCATTTCAATTAAATTGTACACCCGACAGGATTCGAACCTGTGGCCGACTGCTTAGAAGGCAGTTGCTCTATCCTGCTGAGCTACGGGTGCGATTGCGATCAGGGCGGGATTCGAACCCGCAACCGCTCGGTGCGATGACCAAACACTCTACCAGTTGAGATACCTGACCAAAAAGGCTTACGCCTTTCTTCTATCTGGAACGATAGTGTTCAAGATAGAATCAACAAGTCCAAAGACTTTGTTGTCTTTTTCTGTCGGCGTCAAGTTGATCACAACTTTAGCCAACACCATCAGGGCCACGAGGATTTCCATAAGATTTCCAAGCGTTACCCAGCTAGTTTGAGCAGCCGCTTCGTTCGGTGCTTCTACAGCAACCATTGCAGTATCTGCAACAGCTGCGATGGTGTCCACTGCCGCTGGCAGCGAATCGACCACAGTTACAAGGGTGTCTAACATATTTTTTAGGGTTTCCGTTTACTTATCTTTTATGAATACTCCGTTTTCTGTCTTTCCAGTTCTGTTCTTGATAACATCATAGGCTACTCCAAGTGCGTAATCTGGGTCTACGCTCATCTGCTTGCAGAGTATTATCAATGTCACAAAGCTATCACCGATTGCGTCAACTAGGTCATCTCGGTTGTTCTTGGCTAAAGCTCCCGCCACTTCTCCGACTTCTTCCATGACTTTGAGCATTTGGCGAGTCGAATTAGACTCAGATACAAGACCTTTGTTAACAGCCCAACTGCCAACCATGTCAATAAGCTCATCAAATGAACGCTGCTTTACGATGTTCACACTAGCTTCAGCACCATAAAAAGATTCCATTTCGTATTCCATTGTATTATTTCATTGAGTACCAACCATCTCCCCTAAGACCGTGGATTTGCGTGAATGCTCTATCGTACATCTTGCTCACACTCTCGAGTCCGTATTTTTCTCTAGCGTTCTTAGCTATTGACTTTCTGTCAAGTTTATCACTAGCATCTATTGCGTCCATCCATTCCTTCAATGTCTTACATCGGAATCCGTTTACCCCATGGTCAACAGTCTCCGCAAAAGCCCCGTAATCGGTGGTAATCAACGGGGTCCCGCAGAGTAATCCTTCGACTCCAGCACCTCCAAACGGTTCAATATACTTGGTTGGCATTAGCTGACATACCGCGTTTCTTATGAACTCGTTTCTTTCCATCCCTTTAAGCACTCCAACATATTGTATGTTGTCGCAAAGATAAGGCGTTGGGTCGCCTTGCCCAGCAACCTTCACTGGAATTTTTGATCTCTTTGCTATCTCTACTATAGTATCCAATCCTTTTATATCACCTATCCTCCCCATGAAGGCTATATACTTTCCTTTTTTATAGCTCGGGCTCCATTGATCTAAGTCATAGTAGTTTGGTATAACGAAGTTGTAGTTTAACCCGTGGACAACGTCATCCTTTCCGTGCCAATAATGCAGCTTTGCGTAGCTTTCGAATATCTTAAAAGTTCCATTCAGCACGTCTGGGTATCCGATTCCAGTCTCTACGTGGCTGTGATTTGGGAACATCCCAACCATAGATGCGTGAGCTATCCCAAATGGATGACAGATTATGTCCCCATCCTTTAGATTGTTTACCAAGGCTGGAATCAGCCTCTCTTCAAAAAGTTTGTGGTGATCGCTGCCAACTACCGCGTCGTTACCATAGAAGTCTTCGTCTCTTTTCTTTGAAATCATAGAGAACAACTCTTCTTTAGTAAGCATTACGTGTTTTTCGTCAGCGGTGCTTTCTGATCCTTCATTCGAATACTCAATAACCTTGTATCCCCGCATTTGCATCATCTTTGGGAATCTCAACGCCTTCCCAGTAAACGCGCAATGAGAGTGTTCGTCAGAGTGAACAGTGTGAAATATCCCTATTAAGTGAAGTGTAGGCTTGTCCTCCTCACTTTGAGAACTTTTCCGCAAATCCGCCAGAAAAGTCTTTGCCTTGTTCAATTTGCGTCCCAGAATCGAGTTCATTTAACAAATCATTTAATTTTTGTCTTTCAATTATTAACTCCTTACAGTCTATTGCTGTTTGTTTTATTGATTGCAGCTCTGCTTTTCTGGCGCTGCCTCCAGCATCTGGATCAACTGGCTTTTTTATCTCCTCTATCATGTTATTGATAGCTTGAGACATAGCATCCATAAGCTTTCTAGCTGCTTCGGCGTTAGAAAATTCAGTTTGTTTCGACATATAGAAGATCTATAAGACGTATTCTCAAATAATCCTTTCCGTCAATCTTGAATTTATATCCAAACTTAGGATTGAATACCACCACGTCTCCGATATTGATGCCTATTTCATCAAAATAGTCTGCGTAAAAAGCCACTTTGCCCTTCTTCGTGTCTTCTTCCTTAAACTCTATGACTTCTATAATCTCTGATAGCTTCTCCTTCTCTTCAACTACTGGCTCTAATACTGCCCAACCTCCAAGAGGAATTACCTCGTCAGTTCCTTTCTTCCTATAGGCTATTGCTTGGTTGTTTATGGCTGTTTCAGAGTAATTTACGATATAGGAATCCTTCTCGCCAGTAAGCGGTTGTCCGTCGTTTACTACCACGTGATGATGGAAGTACAGTGTGTCCCCTGGTGAAACACCCGTTTCAAACTTATAAGGAACAGCTACTACTTCTGCTTCGTTGACCCTGTGCTTAAACTCATCGTACTTAGGGTCAACATACAGCTCAATGCCACCAGCGATCGTTATGGTGTCATTCATCTTCTTTTCCATCGTTACGATGAACGCTTCTAGAGGTTTCATTTTAAAAGTCGAGGTCGTATTCAATTATACAAGGCATATTTTCTATGGTCTTCCAGGCTACCTGGCTTTCGGGCTCTTGCACGTATATGACGTACTTAGTAACCCCGTACATATCGAAAGAGTCTTGATCGAATACTATCGAGCATATGTTTCCTCTTCCTACGCTCATCCCTACGTAGTAGGCCATCCCGTCTTTCTTAGGATCGCGGCCAGCTACTATCTTCCTGATAAGGCCGTTCATTAGTTCAGGCTTATGTCGTCACCAAACAGGCTTCTCATCTTGCTATCCCCAGTCATAGCGGAAAACGCTTTATGCATCATAGTTGTCACGCTATATAGCTCCACATCGTCTTCGATTGCAAAGTGATATGTAGCAAGCACATCTATATTTTCGTCGTCTTCGTCAGCGTCATCTATGATCCCGTACATAGCTGCACATACAAGCCTGTCCTCGAGGTCGTACTTGGCTGCAAGAGATTCTATTTTGGAGACGATCTTCTTCATTTCGTCAAAAAACTCCCTGTATTCCTTTTTCATCACTTAAATTTGTACAAAGATAGAGTTATATGCCTAAGTCCAGGGTCCCAAAGGTGAGGATGTTCAGGGAGTTTTCCTACATGAAACCCTACTTTGTGGGGAAAAATCACCTCAAACGCATGAAGCAGAACAGGACTAAGTTCTTGGATTCTTCTGAGGTATCTCAAAGCGAGCTGGAGTTCTTGTTGTGGGCTTACGACCTAGAGTTCTTCACCATCAAGTTCGCTAGTGAAGACTATGAAATGAATGCTGGGAACCTTTCTAGCAGGATCCTCTATCCGCTTATGAATAGTGGGTATATATACAAGCATTTCGACAAGCTTACTTCTTCAGATATGTACGAAGACCATCTGTTTAGGGGTGAGACCAAGTTTAACTACAGAGTTCGCTATGCGCTTACTCAGAAGGCTAGGCTGTGCGTGCAGAGGTTCTACAATATGTTCGATCACCTCCCCTGACCCGCGTACGGCTTCTCGTAGGTAGAGCTGCTCTTGTTTTTAGACCTGCTCTTGGCGTGTCTTCCGTGGTTCTTCTTGGAGTTCAGCACGAGCTTCTCTGAAGCCCTTCCGCTAGATTTTGCTTTAGCCATCAGTACAGCTTGTATATAGTTGCTTTTCCGTCGCGCATAGCACGCAGCACGCGCTTCTTATTATTCCCTTTGTGGTATGACACGTGCACCCATTCTGGATTCTCGTCGTTACCGAACTCCCAAATCAGTTGATTGAACTCTAGGTTCTTCTTGATGAATTCAAAAACCTCTTTGTTTGTGACGCCTCCATGAGTATCTGCGTCAAGATCGAGCGCACGCCCAACCATATGCTCCGACGTTTTCGACCCGCCGACCGCTTTGTTGAGTTCTTTGCAGCGGAATCCTGATGATACTGCGATAGGTACATCGAAGTGGTCTCGTAAGGGCTGAAAAACATGGGTAGCTATATCTATAAGATTTGCAATGTCCTCTTTATCTGGGGCGTTATTTATCCCCAGGCGCTCTGCCGTTATAGACTTTGTCACCTCCCTTAGGCTGAGGTTTTTGCTTAGTTGCATTTTTAATTGAATTGTTATATGCTACTACGGACGGGTTGACTCTCTTTATAGACGGGTTGAAGTACCCTCTACTCACCGATTGAGGCCATTGCGAGCGTTGAGCATCTGAAGCAGCTGCTGCATCCCGCCTTGGCCTCCCTCTTCACCTTCTTCCTCCTCGTATCCACCAGCTTTCTTCTTCATCATGCGCTCTGACTCGTTGTATCTCGTGCCAGTAGCTTCGTATTGTGCTACGTCGAGCTCGAACTCCCCGTTTTCGTTCTTTCTGACAGGGAAGTCTTCGTCGGCGATGAGGTCGTTCCCCTCTTCGTCTCTAGCTACAGCGTACTCGTTCCACACACCATACACTTTTACAGGCGCTTGGCCAGGGACCCCAGTGTCATACATGACATACTCTCTATCTCCATCCATCATAACGGGTGAAGCGAACTGACCAGTAAGCATAAACTCGGGGCTTTTGGGCTTCTTTGGGTCGCCACCACCTTGCATAGATCTCATCATAGCCTCCATTCCGCCCCCTTCATTGAATTTCATGAAGGAATTGCTTATTCCTGTATAGTTGCTGGGCATGTTATTTTTTATTTCTGCTAAGATACTTGAAATACTCTACTTGTCTAAGGCGGTCCTTTGCTCCCTTTAGGGTAGGTGATTCACCTAGGTTTCTTCCTTTAGAAGACACTACTCGGTAACCGCCAGAAGACTTTTTTACTATCATGCCTTTTTAGACTTCATCAGGGCCTTCTGAGATCTAGCCATTATTCTAGATGCTCTCTTCATGTTGCCCTTCCCAGAGTCAGCGACTCTCTCGGACTTGTCTTCAAGGCGCATGGCCTTGTCTGAAAGGCGCATCCCTTTCTTCTGTGATTTTGGGTAGTTCATTATTTTGTTGTTCTTTTTAATCAAGGTATATCTTTGCGCTATTGCCGTTATTAGAAATTTGTCTTTGATTAAAATTTCTATTTTTAGAGCTTTCTCTCCAGTCTCTTCCGAAATAAGAGTCAAACATTCTCTCGTATTGGTCCTCTATTTTTGCATCTGGATTTTTCTGGTAAAATTCATATGCTTGTTTAGCCGTTTTTTCCCTTCCTTCACGGGTTGCTCTTTTTTTCTGGACATTGTATGACCTTGAGTTAAGCTCTTTTAGGAGCTCAGAAGTGTTTCTGACTGGTCTAGGATCTGTCCCCATGTTGCCTGCCGCAGAAACATCT